AAAGCTTACTAGGTTCACTAAGACACAAGGAAATGCATAATGGATACTATTGATACACTTACTATGAACGGACAGACTATTACACTAGACTGTGATCCAGTAGATAAACCACCACATTATACACATGGAGAAATAGAGTGTATAGAAGCTATCCGTGAGGTAGTTAGAAGAGTCAATGATGGAGAAGAAGGATATTATCTAGGTAACATATTTAAATATTTATGGAGATATAATGACAAGGATGGTTTAGAAGGTTTAGAAAAAGGTTACAAGTATTACGGATGGTTAATTCAACGATACAAGGAAACGCATAAGTGATAGCAGGAAAGAAAAAGTTTAGCGTTACATTTCTACTAGAAGTAGATGAACCGTGTAACGTTCTATCAACTGTAGAGGATGCACATGTGGAAGATGTACATGATCTAATACATAATACGTTCCACGACATAGACGATGTGAATATAGAAAACTTAAATATAAGGGAGAGACTATGATTAATGCTAGTGACATCGAAGCATTTGAATATTATAACGATCTAGAGTTAGGTAACGTGTTGCCTACAGACTATCAAACGTTTATACACAAATCCAGGTACTCCAAGTGGCTACCTAAAGAACTAAGACGTGAGAGTTGGGCAGAGACAGTTGATCGTTACATGAAGAATATTGTTGCTGACAAGCTTGGTAAAAAAGATTACGATGATATAAGAAAAGCTATACTTAACTTAGAAGTCATGCCATCCATGAGAGCTATGATGACTGCAGGTGCAGCAGCAGACAGAGATAATACATGTATATACAACTGTAGCTACCTACCTGTAGATGATCCAAAGTCTTTTGATGAAGCTATGTTTATCCTTCTTTGTGGCACTGGCGTTGGCTTTAGTGTAGAGAGACAATACATAAACAAGCTACCTGAAGTACCTGACTTGTATGACAGTGAGACTACCATCGTAGTGCAGGATAGTAAAGAAGGTTGGGCTAAATCTTTTAGACAACTACTAGCTCTACTGTGGGCAGGTGAGATACCTAAGTGGAACATGTCTAAGATCAGACCTGCAGGTGCTAGGTTAGAAACGTTTGGTGGTAGAGCTAGTGGCCCTGCTCCATTGGTAGATCTGTTTAACTTTACTGTACAAACATTTAAGAACGCACAAGGACGTAAACTAAACGCACTAGAGTGTCACGATATCATGTGCTTTGTAGGACAGATAGTAGTTTCTGGTGGCGTTAGACGCAGTGCTATGATATCATTATCAAACCTGAGTGATGATCGTATGCGTCACGCTAAGTCAGGACAGTGGTGGGAAACTGCAGGGCATCGTGCTCTAGCAAACAACTCTGTATCTTACACAGAGAAGCCCGACATGGACTCCTTCTTGCGTGAGTGGTCATCACTTGTAGAAAGTAAATCTGGTGAAAGGGGAATATTTAACCGTGAAGCATCTAAGAAACAAGCTGCAAAGTATGACAGACGTGATCCTAACTTTGAGTTCGGAACTAATCCATGTAGTGAGATTATACTCAGGCCGTATCAGTTCTGTAATCTTACGGAAGTTGTTGTCAGGGCTGGAGATGACGTGGATTCTATTGCGAGAAAAGTCAGGCTTGCAGCGATACTTGGAACAGTTCAGTCCACATATACTAAGTTCCCATATCTGCGAAAGGTGTGGCAGCGAAATACCGAAGAAGAACGATTGTTGGGTTTGTCACTCACAGGGATAATGGATAACCCTTTAATGACAACAAAGAATAAAGGTCTTAATAAAACATTGGAGTTCCTAAGAAATGTATCTGTATCTACTAATGCTGAATATGCTAGTCTTTTCAACATACCCTGCTCTGCTGCGATTAGCTGCAATAAACCATCGGGAACTGTCTCACAGTTGGTTGACAGTGCCAGTGGTATACACTCTCGCCATAGTGCATATTATATCCGTACTGTTCGCGCTGACGTAAACGATCCACTGACACAGTTTATGAAAGATCAAGGCATACCTAATGAGCCATGCGTTATGAAACCTGACACCACTGCAGTGTTTAGTTTTCCTATAAAGTCTCCTAACAAAGCAGTTACTCGTAATGACCTAACAGCTATAGAACAACTAGAGACATGGCTAGAGTATCAAAGACATTGGTGTGAGCATAAACCTAGCGTCACCTGCACTGTTCGTGAGGATGAGTGGCTAGACGTAGGTGCGTTTGTGTATAGACACTTTGACGAAATGAGTGGTATATCCTTCCTACCCCACTCAGATCACACATACCAACAGGCACCCTATCAGGAGTGTAGCAAAGAGGAGTACAATAAACTCCTTAAAGCTATGCCTCGTAGCATAGAGTGGTCAGCTTTGTGTGATTATGAAAAGGAAGATAACACTGCAGCTATGCAAACACTAGCCTGTACTGGCGATACGTGTGAGATAGTTGACTTAACATAAAGGAGATAATTATTATGTTAGTATTTAATTTACTTGTACCTGTAGTCTACGCTTTAACACTTTACGGTGGTTACAATAATGTAGCTAAACCAGTGGCTAAAGCAACATACGAAACAGGCGTTGTTGTTTACGAAAAAAGTATAGACATCATTAAAGATATTACTACAGATGATGCAATTACAGAAGATTCATAATAGTGTATGTCTTAGTGCTCATAATGTCTATTGCGCCAGGGTATGTTCAGGTACAAGCAGTTAATCATATATACCTTACTATGGAAAGTTGCAAAGATGGCGCATCTTACATACGTAGTGATCTTATGAGTGCTAGACCTACACCTCAATCCACTGTGTCTGCTTATTGCACAGAGATACCAACAGAGGTATAATGAACATAGAGCGTGAAGCAAAGATACACATGGAAAGAAAGCTAAAGCTTTTCTTTGAGGAGCTAGAAGTAAAGTTACGTCCTGTAAGAAAACACATAGAAGAAAATCTGCGTGAGGATATATACAAAGTCAGAGCTTTACAGGACATAGATGACATACTTATGATAGCTAAATACGCTGCAGAAAAGTATGGTCTAAAATAAAAGGGTAGCCGTTGACTTAACTGTTGGCGGCTACTCTGGTTTTGCAGCATCTCTATACAGAGATAGTATAGCTTTAAACTGGTTTAACTCAGAAGGATTCATTGTTAGAGGATCTTTTATCTCTACCTTTTTTAACTCCTCCTCTGTTGCACCTTCATCTCGCAATGCATCTAAACGTATTTTATGGAACGTCTTCTTAGCGTTCTTGTATTGCTCACTATTACCAGAGTAGTTTATGGTGTCATACTTTTGTTTATTTAGTCTGTGTTCTTCCGACAGTACAGGCATAGCTTCATTTACTGCTGCTCTAGTTTGTTTAAGTATCTTGTTTACTTCCTGTCTTCTATATGTGTTAGTACCCTTTATAAAGTTTTTATCTGGTAGCAATGCTCTAGCTTTTCTTTCTAATAAGGGTGATAAGGTTTCGTTGAACAACCTATCATACATAGCAACCTGGCTTCTTTTGTTAGCTTTGAATCCTCGTAGCCCTGCCATAGTGTACACTTTTTCAGCAGCAGTTTTAGATGGTACTACTCGCACACCAAAAATAGAAGCTAATGGATTCGGGTCATACAAGTCACCCTCTCTGGTTGATACACGCAACTGACTGAAATCGTTTTCTTCATTAACGTCACGAAATATATCCAGTATATTATCTAGATATCTCGTAGCCTCTAAAGTAAACACCTCTGTGCCACTCCTTTTTACTAGCTCCATCTTACCAGTTTCAGGATCTATAATAGCTTTCTGTCTCTTGTCTTTATGTATATCTGTATCACGGATAAAACCTACAGCCCTGTCTACAGTCTGAAAGGGCCTAGTAAAGCCAGCCAAGAAACTACCTGCTCTTCTTTGTAGTTCTGCTGCACCAGCTTCCCCATTTGTTTCGTCAAACATCATGTCTAATATTCTGTACATATCGTTACCGAACTGTATGTCTTTAGCAAACTGACCTACACCTACTTGTACAAGTGCATCTTCAAGTGCTTCAGGTGTAGCTTTAGCAAAGTATGGTAGCTGATCTTTCATATTAGGATCTGCTTCACCTACGCCACCAAACTTTCCTTGCCTAGCTAACTGGTTAAACAGTCTACCCATAGCCAAGAACTCAGACATAGGAAAAGCGTTCTTTGTATCTACGGTTGTTCCACCACCTACGTCTAGCTGTGTAGATTCCAAGCCTCTGTCTTGTCTCTCTTGATCCATACGAGCAGCTAAGATTAAACCTGTAGTACCCACAGCCGCACGACTAAAAGCTTCTGAAGTTGCTATGTCTGCTTTACCACGCACGATAGCAGCAGTAGGAGCTATTAAACCTGCAGGACCAACCTGCCATACTGTAGCTATTGTGTTATTAAAGAATCTACCAAACGGTAGTATAGATCCTAGTACAGGCAAGTTAGATATACTCTCAACAAACTTAGCTGCACTTCTTATAGCTGGCATCTGCTCCTTTGTGGTGTAGTCTTTAGAGAAAACACTCTTCATTGTGCTATCTACTGCCAAGCCTAAGACATCTTCATCTATGGCGTTTAGATTATTAGTACGCATTACTTCAGCTAGGCTTACGTTGTTCTTTATTCTAAGTTGTTTATCTAGCTCAGTCATAAACATCTGTGACTTAGTAAAGGTGTCCTGTGCTCTAACGCCTGTTAGTTTACTTGAGGCATCAACAAAACCCTCCACTGTCTTGTATACTTTACTGTCTG